GCAAAGCGCAGAATGTTCCTCTGATCGCTCAAGGATTGCCAATGGGCAAGGTTCATCCAAGCCAAATCTTCCAAAGGAGGGTCAGACTCCATGAATCCCTTGCGGTTGGCGTAGAAAGTTACCAAGGGAACTCCGTCAAAGGAGTGGTCGCCGTGGTCAATCATCATGTATTCGCCCTTGCCTTCTACATCTTCCCAGAGTTCCCACCGTTGAGGCTCGATAACGCGCACATAGTTCGCCTCACGCTCCCCAAACGCCTCATCGTAGGCAATACGCCGCTCCTTAAAGCGAATCTGGGTCAAGACTTCTGTTCCGTCAGCCTGTTTTGCTGTTCTCCAAGCAATCATATCCCGTGGAGAGATATGGCAGAAGTAGGGTCGTGCGCCCGTAGCTCGTTCTTCGGCAAGCGTAAGCCCGCCACCAATGGCAGGAAAGTCTACTAGGACATGAGAAAGCCCATATTTCAGCCCATCCTCAAACAATGTGCGGCTGAATTGGCTCAAATCACGACCGAGCAGGTCAGCGTTGCCCGTAATCTGCGCTAAAGCCTCTGGAATCTCGCCATAAACATTGACGGCACGGGAAAAGGGCTTTGCGGAGAGTTTTAGAACCGTATCCTTGAACGCGCCGTAAAGGTATGAACGGCTTAGGCGCACCTGATAATCGGATTCTTCTTCACGCTTCTCTTTGGGCAACCAAATCTTACCTGCATCCCGCATGGTCTGGGTTCCGCCCAACAAATCGTCTACCAACGCCCACTTTCGGGACATTTGATGATACGCCGCTGATGGGGTATCTACGGATGCAGGAGGTTGAGGCATTATTTATCTCTTTTGTTCTTTAGTTCGTTCTCAATGGCGGCAATTTTCGTCATTGTGTCAAGCCGCAACACGGCTATTTTTTTTTCCACTTCAAGGCGGTGGTCGCTTTGCTCATTCTCAAGGTTTCTCACCCCAGCCCAAACTTGCTTTCCCACCCATAGGCACAAAAGGATTAAACCGCTAGAAACGGCTTGCAGTAGGTAAACAAGAATTTCGACTTCGTTCATTTATCTTTGAGTCTTTCGACTTCCCGCGCAAGAGCCTGACCGACTCCGCGCCTTTTCATGGTGTAGAGGAGGTGTGCGCCCCACAAGAGTCCGACAACGACAGCCGCGAGTTTCAGGAGACTGTAGATTTCTTGAGCCAAGGTGTCTATAAACCCTCTGGCTTGATTATTAATCATTCCTTCCACTTCGCCCTTTGTCAGTTCTTCGCGGATCTCTTGCGCGGCGGCTTTCCGACCTGTAGGAATAACCAGTTCCCCCCCAAGCGTTGCCGCAAAAACACCCGCCCCAACAACGGGATTGCCGCCAGAAAGCGCAGTAGCAGTTCCAGCGGCAATGAATGGTTGGAGGGCGGTGTGTGAATTGGCTTGAATCTCGGAGGCTTGGCATCCACCTGAAAGCAACGCGCCAAGAGCGACAAGCAGGGTCGTTATTACTCCTGCTATCTTTTGCCAGCGGCGAGGCGTGTGCTTCATCAAATGGTGCTGTAAGTGGTGATTCTCTTTGCCAATGGCTTTGATTTCTCAATGTAGTAGCCAAGGGCATCGGAAAGGTGCGTTAGGTTAGGGTCAGCGCGTTTGTCTATTTCGCCACCCCCACCTTCTAACAGGATAACACCTTCTAAGTCTGTAACAACGAAAGGGGCTTTCGTCTCGTGAACAAGCATATGAATCTCCCCGTCTGCACTCGTTAGACGCGTGTTCATAGCGTTAATGCGAACCCGCTCCCTTGGGTTGCTTCGTGGCACTCGTGAACGCAATCGGCTACCAAAGACGGGCTTCAATTCGTTCTTGATTATCTCCCAGTCCGAGCCGATAACCTGCGCCGTCCCCTTTGCTCCACCCGTAGCATCGCCATAGTAGAGAACATCCCCTTTGTGATGGCTCCAATCGGCGGCAATCTTCCGACATACGGCAGGCGTGTTGCTGTTTTGGGGGATATGAACCTCCCCAATGATGGCTGTGAAGAATTCGGCTAGGTCTTTCACAGGATACTTCGTGTGCCTCTCACGCTGTTGCTCTTGAGCAATCACGCAAACACCTGGAGAAACATTAAAGTCAAACGAAAGAATCAGGGGAAGATTCGGGTCATACTCGACTGGGTGGCAATGCGTCTCTCGCGTAAAGGAGTAATAGCAACGCCCTGAAAAGTTTACGAAAGAGCCTTCATACTCTTGGATGAAAGTTAATTCATCCATGTCCGCCCTAGCCGACGCAATCTCGGCAGGGTCTAGAATCTCCGCACTCGTCCAATGGTGATAACTCCAATCTGGGGTGTCCTCCCTCCGAGCCATCATCGCCAAGCGGTAATAGTGGTTTCGTCCCTCTGGCACTCCCGTAAACCAAGCCCAACCTGGTCTACCCCGCGTTGAGAGCGCAGGACGGAGGTTCTCTTGCCATACGCCTTCTTTCATGTTGGCATATTCGTCTAAGACAATTCCATCTAAGGGTCGCCCCTCAATACGCTCTGGCGTATCCATTCCAAGAACCGATATCTCTGCACCGTTGATAAGGCGCACGGTCATTTCGGCTTCTCGCGGCTTCCCTAGTATCAACTCTGGGGGAATCATTGCCTTCGTATCACGCCAAAAGATTCGCTTTGCTTGAGCATGGGTCGGGGCGGACAAGACAAACCATCCATCGGGCGCGTCCGTATAGGAAAGGGCTTCCATGATGCAGAACCGCTTGGCTAGTTCCGTCTTTCCAGAACGCCTGCCTGGTGGAATCACCCTAAAGCGCGTATCGGCCATCCACAACTCCTGCTGACACGCCTTTGGCTCAAGGGCATACCAACGAGGAGTGGGGGGCTTACTCGGACTCAGCAGATTCATCTTCTTCCACCGCGTCTATTGGCGGCGGAACGCTCGACTGCATCCCTGCTAAGAACCCACGCACGGCGGCGGCTAGTTCTTCGGGTGAGCCTTGACCTGCTCCCGTGTCTTGGTCGCGGCGATCGGTGCGCCCTTCGTCCCTGTCGATGAACTCTTTGAGGAACGGCCACATCTTTTCGGGGTGCTTGAATGTCTGGGCAATCAAAAGGGTTGCCAGTTTATCAGCCACGCATACGCCATCCTTCTGCACTTCCATGAGCGCACGGCGGATTCGTGTTGTGAGTCGGACGCGCCGTTCTTGCTTAATAACTCCACCAGGGTTGGCTTCTGTGCCATGAGTGAATTGCCCTAGTTCGTTTCGCCTGATTGGGCCACCTAGCCGCCCTGCTTCTTGAGCATCCCGCCCTTCGTTGGTTTCTTCCGTCATTGTGAGCCTCCCGCTCTGGTTTGGTGAAAGATGGGCGTAGCCGAGACATGAATTAGGAAACTTGGAGAAAAACCTATGCAATGAAGCAATCTCGACTACGCACCGAGACCATCATACCCTTAATTTGAGGATAGTTCGGTCTCTGTCTTGCCTACAACGGCAACGGCCTCCTCTCGCATCACGCTTATAACCTGATAAAAGATGCCTTCCCCGATCCCGTCAGCGTAAGGGCCTAGAGTAGTGATAAGCGTTCCCATGTGATATTGCTCAATAACTCGGCGGTCGTCCCAGATTACATGATGGCTATAAATAAGCCCTTCTTCAGCCTTTATAGCGTTGGAGACAATATGGCACTCTTGGCATTGGATGGCTTCCGCGTATTTTGTAACGAGGGTAGAGAGTCCGCATCCGCACTCGGTTGTTTCTGTTTGGCAAGCGGGGCATATTGTTGTGGTTTTTGTTTCCATGCGTTGCATTCTAGGCACGGCATGGCTAAGATACTAGCGTTCCAGAAGGGCTTTTGACTGTTACAGGTTGCCAAAAAGGGGTTTCGTTGTTCTCCCTGCTCTCTGGTTCGCTACCTTTGATTAATTCGGTAATTAGTGGATGCCCGTCTAAGCCATCACTTAGGCGGGTGTTTTTTTTGACTCTCCCAAATTCTTTTCCCTCCGAACCACCTCCGAACTATCTCCGAACCAGCATCCCCCCATCTTGAGCGTCCCCGCGAGCTCATAGATAAGCCAACGGAAGC